TTGACCTAATTAAAGACCTAGAAAACCTTGAGGCTAAGGTGTTCTTAGAGGCGTTTGAGACACTAAAAGGTGGCGGTCAGATTACAGAGCGCGAGGGTATTCAGGCTCAGCGTGCGATGGAAAACTTGTCACGTCAGCAGTCACCAGAGAAGCTAAAGTCCAACTTGCGTGATTTGTATGAAATTATCTTAAAGGGTCAGGAAAGGGCTAGGAATAAGATACAGGTACCAGAGGCCGATCGCTATACTGGCTCACTTGGCACAGGCGTTTCTACTGGTTCAACTTCAGCGCAACAAGGCGGCACAACGCAGACTGACGCATCTGGCAGAAAGTTTCGTTTAGTTGATCGCGGCAATGGCGTGATGCAAAAGGTTTATGACTAATGGCAGAGTTTGAGTTTACATTTCAGGGCGAAGATTACGTTGTAAATGCCGCCAGTGACGATGAAGCTCTGCGCAAGCTGCAGTCTGTAATAGGCGGGCAAGCTGCGGAAAGTCTGCTGCCTAGTCCTGTAGATTTTGGCCCAGCCCCGCCCCCAAGGGAAAACGTGTTTGGTGACATTACATCACAAGCAATGGAAGCCCCATTAGAGGCGATGAAGTATTATGCTGGTAGAGTTACCGCGCCAGACCGCAGTATACTTCAGCGCGCTGGTGATGTGGGCATGACTGCGCTCACTGGCTTGGGTACAGGCTTAGCCGCTGGCGCTGGAACGGTTGCTGAAATAGTGGCAGGCGACACAACGCAGGAAAAAAAGTTAGCGCGAGATTTGATGATGGGCTTGGAAGTTGCCGTTCCTGAACTTGCTGGCCCAACAAGTGCAGGCGTTCGTATGGCGCGTCAGGTAGCGGCAGGCAAAGCAATACCAAGAGCGCGCGAGTTTGGCGAAGTGACACCTCGCATGGAAGCCGCAAGAGCTGCAGAAGAGTTAGGCGTCTTGCCGACTGCAGGCATGCAAGGCCCAGTTGGGTCAATGCTCTCTGGCGGCTTAGAGGCTTCACCAATTTCAGGACCAACGATACAGAGAAGCACAGAGCGCGTCATTAACGAAATGAAAGACGCCGCTGACGACATTGCGTCAAGAGCAGGCATAAGCACCACCACAGAGGCGGCAGGTGAAGCTCTGCAGGCTGGGTCTAAGAAGTTTGTGAACAGATTTGAGGACAAAGCTGAGTTACTCTTCAATAGAGTTGATAACTTGATCGGTAGAGACACTATGGTGGTTGCGCCTAGCACGGCAGATGCGCTTGCTGAGATTGCAGATTACGCTGCAAAGCATCCTGAAATAGCAAATCAGCTAAATCTTGGTAAATTTGTAAAGCTATACGACCAATTTAGAGGCAGTGGAAGCGGTCTTGCTGGTGTAGACACAGCATTGCCTTATGGTGTCTTAAAGGACTTACGCTCAACTTTTGGAAAGTCTATAGGCAAAATTAACGGCCCTCTTGCGGACATGGATCAAGGTCGTGTCAAAATGATTTACGGGAAGTTGTCAGATGATATGAGGCTTGCGGCTGAGAGTTCTGGCCCAGACGCACTAAAAGCGTTCCAGCAAGCAAATGGCTTTTACTCCCGTGGTCGTGAAATTATTGATGGAACCATTGCTAGATTTACAAACGCTAACACACCACAGCAAGCGTACAATAATCTGCAAAATATGCTTCTGCAGGGGAATGTGCGTCAGAGTACTGCTGCGATCTTAAACATCAAGAAAGCTCTGCCAGCGTCAGATTTTGATACATTTAGATCGACACTTATTAGCAACTTGGGTAAGGCCACTGCAGGCGCTCAAGATGCAGCAGGTGAGGCGTTTTCGCCAAACACTTTTCTGACAAATTACAACAAACTGAACAAGTCTAGCCGAAAGGTGGTATTTGGCGAGCTTTCTGATGAACTGGAAAAATTCGCTAAAGTAGCAGAACAGGCAAAAGATGCATCGGCTAATGTAAACAGGTCACGCACGGGTGTTGCAGTTTCAACTGCTGGACTTGTCGGACTAGCTGCTACAGGCGGTATCAAAGCTGCAGTTATAGCAGCAGCTTTAAATTACGGAACAGCGGTCGGAATGACTAGCAAACCTTTCCTTAAAGCCCTCAACGCAGCAGCTAAAAAAGACATGGGGCCATTGCAGCGTTTAGCTGGTGGTGATGGTATAATTGCAGCAGAGGCTAAAACAATCTTACGCGCACTGGCGGCGCAGCAGGCGACACAGGAGCAATAACATGCAGCCAAAAGCAAAAGACACACGCGAGATTGAAGGTATCCTGCAAGACGCAATTGCGCAGGCTGTAGACTTTGTTGAGAGCGAAATCACGCAAGACCGCATCAAAGCCCAGCGTTATTTCGACGGTGAAGTAGACATTGGCTATGAGGATGGTCGCAGCAAGGTAGTTGCAACAAAAGTGCGCGACACAATCCGCGCAGTCAAGCCAAGCCTTATGCGTGTGTTTATGTCCACTGCAAAGCCTGTTGAGTTTGTCCCACGCGGGCCAGAGGATGTTGCCTTAGCGGAGCAAGCAACAGAATACATGCACTACGTGTTCAACCAAAACGATGGCTACCGTGTGCTGAATGATGCATTCCACGATGCTCTTGTAAAGAAAACGGGCATTGTAAAAGCATACTGGGAAACCAAGTATCGCGCAGAGATATTCACGTATGACAACCTGACAGACGAAGAATACACAATGATTGTCTCTGATGATGATGTGACGATCCTTGAGCATACGTCCATATCATCAGTCAGCGTAGATGAGTTTGGCACAGAGGTTGAGCTTCCAACGCATGATCTAAAGATCAGCAGACAAATGCCAGAAGGTAAGATGCGCTTTGAGAGCGTACCGCCTGAAGAGTTCTTCATTAACTCACAGGCGCGCAACATTGATGAGGCTTATGTTGTAGCGCACCGCACAGAGATGCGCGTAGGTGAGCTTGTAGAGATGGGCTATGACTTTGAGGACGTGTATGACCTAGATAGCCTATATGGCGCATCAGACATATCTGAGGCTGAAACTATAGAGCGCCAAGGTTACTCTCAAGATGACTACGAGGATCAATCAGGCGATCCAGCAATGCGCAGCGTGGCGATCACAGAAGCCTATATGAAGATTGACGTAGATGGCACAGGCGTACCAGTTCTGCATCGCTTTATCTGCGGTGGATCAGATTACAAGCTGCTAGACTTTGAGCCAATCGACAACATTCCATTTGCTGTGTTTGAGGTTGACCCAGAGCCACACACATTCTACGGACGTTCGCTTGCAGAGATTGTTATGGACGATCAGGACGCAAGCACAGCAATCCTGCGTGGTGTATTAGACAACGTAGCCATGACGAACAATCCTCGCATCGGCATCGTAGATGGCGCAGTGAACATTGACGATGTTCTGAATAACGAAATCGGCGCAATCGTGCGCATGCGTCAGGCAGGCTCAGTGCAAGAGTTAACAGTGCCATTCACTGCAGGTCAGACGCTAGGCGCACTGACGTACATGGATCAGCTTGTAGAGAATAAAACAGGCGTATCGCGTGCATCAATGGGGCTAGACCCAGACGCAATGCAGTCCACAACCAAGGCTGCAGTTCAAGCAACGATCCAAGCGCAAGCTGGTCAGGTTGAGGTCATGGTGCGCAATCTTGCTGATGGCATGAAAAACCTATTTAAGATCATGCTTCACCTGCACGTAAAGCACTCTGACGAAGAGCAAATGATGCGCATGAATGGGCGCTTTATCCCTGTTGATCCTAGCGTCTGGAATGCTGATATGGATGTATCCATCAACGTGGGCTTAGGTACAGGCCGCGAAGAAGAGAAGATGATGGCGCTGCAGCAAGCGTTCAGCATCCAGCAGCAAGTATATACACAATATGGCCCATTTAACGGCATGGTGAGCTTGACGAACATACGCAATACGTTGTCTGATATGTTAGCTGCTGCTGGCATTCGCAACTCTGACCGTTATTTTGCTCCAATAACACCAGAGGTCGAGCAGCAGCTACTTATGTTGCAGCAGCAGGCGCAAGCCCAGCAAGCGCAAGGCACTGACCCTAATCAAGCGTTCTTAGCAGCAGAGCAAATAAAAGCACAGGCCAAAGTGCAATCCGACATGATGAAACTGCAGCTAGACGCGCAAAAGGCGGCTGCAGAGGATGATCGTGAGCGCGATAAGATGGCGCAAGATTTGATGGTAGATGCAGCCAAGATTTACGGTCAGTATGGCACTGCAGTGGACGTAGCACGCGTTAAGGCAGAACAAGATAAACTTAGAACAATCGCAGGCATCGCACAGCAATGATGAGTATTCGCATACAAGCAGACGAAGCTAAGCGCTTAAAGAATGACACTGCGTTTCAGCAGTTTGTCCAAGATGTTCGTGATGTGCAGTTAAGCATATTCGCAAACAGCACTGCTCAAGAAGTTGAGCAGCGTGAAGAGGCGCACGCAATCATGCGTGCGTTAAACCAGATCGAAATGCAGCTTGACGCAGCTATTGCTGCAGAGCGCATGTTAGATCGCAGCAAACAGGAGTAGCACCGTGGAGAACGCGACTACACTAGATGACGCAGTAGGAAGCCTGCTGTCGCCAGAAGTTGGCGGTGAGCCAACACAAGAAGATAATTTGCGTGACGCAGTAGATGATATGATTGAACCAACTCAGGACGCTGAGAGTGAAGTCATAGAGGAAGCTGAGGAGGACGCAGATGTTGTCGAAGCATCAGACGACAATGACGATGAAGTCGAATACGAAGATGATGCAACTGAATATACTGACGAGGTGGAAGCCGTTGAGGATGACAGCGATGCTTTGTTTGACGTTACTATTGACGGACAACAACAGCGCTGGACCCTTTCCCAACTAAAGCAGTCTGCTGCGGGTCAGGGCTATATTCAGCAAAAAATGCGTGAGAACGCCGATACAGCTAAACAGTTGCAGGAGCGTGAGGCGCAATTAGCTCAGCGGGAACAGCATGTTCTACAAGTAGCTCAGCAAGTACAACAAGGCGGCTTACAAGCACCTACCCCACCGTCCAAAGACCTTTTCGAAAGTGACCCGATTGGGTACATGGAAGAAAAGATGAAATACGACGAGGCGGTGCAGCAGTATAACGCT